TTTGATAATGGGGACGCCGCCTCGGCCGTCACGCTGCAAACAATCCAGGACATCGACGACAGTATCACCAACATCGCGGGATCTGGCGCACGGACCATCACGGTGAACGTCAAAGACACGGCCGCCACGCCAGCCAATCTGGAAAACGCCAAGGTGCGGCTGACGGAAGGAATCAACACATTCCTGGCAAACACAGACGCAAGCGGCGACGCCGTCTTTGGTCTGGATGATGCGACGTACAGCTACTCTATAACCAAAACAGGTTATACGTCTGAAACCGGAACCATCGTCGTCACGGGCGACGCAACGGTCAACAAAGACCTCGCGCAGAGTGCGATCACCGCAAGCAGTGGCAGCGACACCTCGACGGGAGTGCTTATTGTTCGCGATGAGAATTATGCTTTAGAAGCAGCCGTTGACATTAGTATTCAGCTGACAGCGGGGCCTGGAGTTGCTGGAGAAGCTCTGGACACGGCTGTCAGGACACTGTCGTCTGATTCAAGCGGCGAGGTCCAGTTTACAAACATGATTCGCGGAGCGACTTACAATGTTTGGCGATCAGACGCGACTTCCACTACCGTGTTCGGGACCGCGGCTTCCGCGGGTGGGAAAGTGTCAATTGTTGTCCCGGATGCTGCCAGCTTTGACCTGCCTGAATTGCTGGGGACTGAATAGTGAAACACGAAGAAATGGCAAATCGCATCCGTAAGGCGATGCGACTGCATCCCATCACGCAGGCAGAGCTTGCCAGGCAGTCCGGGGAAACTCCCATGCAGATTTCCCGGATCTTGTCTGGCAGCTATATGCCGTCTGCGCTGTCACTGGCTCTCGTTGCGCGCGTGCTGAAACGCGAAGTTTCCGATTTCCTGCCTTGACGGATCCGTCCCGGATCCGTTACCGTTGCTCGCGTCGGCGGCAGAGATGATAACTGACGGAACGGTTCCTTCAGAAAGTTTGCTGGCAGGCATCTGCCGCCGACTTTTTTTTGCAAGGGAATGCTTATGTTGATTTTGGGACGACATATTGACCAGGCGATATTGATCGGTGACGACCAGGGGTTCAACATTCGGATCGTGGTCGTCAAAGTCAATAACACAGGAAACGTCAGACTCGGCATTGAAGCCCCGGATGACGTGCGGATCCTGCGAGAAGAACTGGTTGAGCCTAACGGAGGAAACAATGATGCAGATCGTACAGAGAATCGATGAACGTGGGCATGGGCGCATCTTTGCACATGACCCGGATCTGGACAAAGAATTGGGAGACATCTCCTATCGGCACGAGGAATCCACAGTTCAGATTCTGGACGTGGACATTCAGCCAACCAATACGCCGCACAGTTCCCAGATGGTCTGGTACATCCTCATGGAGCATCTGCGAGGCTCCCTGGACAAAGGTCATGCCCTGCAGATGGTGCTTGTTGAATCAGAGCGACACCGGGAAGACATCCTGCGAGAGATTGGATTCCGTTGCAAGCGGATCCATAAGTGCGATGACGGGGGGCACGTCTTGCTGATGGAACACAAGAACGACGGCTGAAAGCACGCGATGCAGTTCACCGGAAAGCAGTTCGAAGATGTGATTGCGCGATGGGCCAGAGCACTGGGTGACAGTGGGTCTGTTGGACGCTACGGAGTGCAGGCAATTCACACTGGTGGCGACCGAGGCATCGTGGTCGTTAAGTCACTTCCTGACTTCGAGGGAATCCTGACCGGAAGTCCGCGACAGTACATCTTCGATTGCAAGGTCTGCTCCCAGGCATCGTTCGATCTGTCACCGTACCGCGACCGTAAAGAGCGGCAGCTCCGGCACATGCTGCAACGCAGCCGATTCGGTGCTCAGTGTGCATTCCTGATTCATTGGAATCCACGGTCGCTGAAAACGAAATCAGAACCGGCAGCGACCTACTGGTTCCCGGTTTGTCACTCGATGAAATTCTGGCACGATTTCAAAGCGGCGGAAGTTCGTCGCATCACTCGTGAAGACTGTGCCTGTTATGGAAGGGGGGTGTCATGGGCAGGTAAAAAACCGATGTTACTGCAAACTTTACTCAACGACTGAACAAGGAAACTCAAATGCTGAAGCTGAACAAAGGAAAGAAGATCGCGCCACGGCGGATCATGCTCTACGGTCCTCACGGATCTGGGAAATCGACCTTCGCCTCGAAAGCACCAAATCATGTCATCCTGAATTTTGAGGATGGGCTGAACGACATTGACTGCGTGAGCACGGAGCGCATCACCGCGATCCATGAACTGAACACGATCCTGATGGCACTGGCAGCCAAAGACGGATCGGAACCTAAGGTGCTCGACTGGCTGGTCATCGACACGCTCGACTGGATGGAGAAACTGATCCACGATGAGGTCTGCGGTGACAGCCACGAATCTATCGCTGACGTCCCGTTCGGCGGTGGATACAAGCAGGCACTGGCGAAGTGGGAAAAGGCGATCAAGGGTCTGGAGTATGTGATGCGCGTACGCAACTGCGGCGTGATCGCACTCTGCCACGCCGACGTCAAACGCTACGACCCGCCTGGCGGGGACTCGTACGACCGCTACCAGCCAGCGTTGCACCATCTGGCTTCCCTCCTGTGGCAGGAGTGGTGCGACGAAGTCCTGCACCTGAACTACCGGGTGTATACGAAGACCGAGGATGTGGGGTTCAACAAAGAACGCACCATCGCCTTCGGTGAGAGCGAACGGTACATCCGAACGCAGGAATCTCCCGGCGTGCTTGCCAAATCACGCCTTTCTCTCCCACCTGAAATCGCCTGTGACTGGGAGGTATATCAGCAGGCGCTTGATGCACGCCAAACCACGACCGCAAAACCAAAGAAAGGACCAAAGAGCAATGGGTAATCTGTCCGGCTTCGACGCCGAAAAAGTCGAACACGTTGATTCGAACTTCGAACCGATCCCCGCCGGGGACTACAAAGTCGCCATCATGGATTCGGAACTCCGCAACAACCGCGCGGGAACCGGATCCTACATCTGGCTGGAATTCAAGGTGCTGGACGGTCCGCACCAGAATCGGAAACTGTGGGACCAGTTGACCTTCCAGCATACGAGTGAGAAAGCGCAGGCAATCGGCAAATCACAGTTTGCCGATCTCTGTCTGGCTGTCTCCGTGCCACGTCCGAACGACACCTCCGAACTCCACAACAAGCCGCTGATCGCGACTGTGGCAATCAGTAAGCGTAAGGACACCGGTGGGCTGACCAACGATATGAAGGGATATCGTTCTGCCGCAGAGGGGATTGTGAATCCCCCTGCCGACACGAGTGAGACACCCTGGTAGGAAGCATCGGCACGGATTGCCTGACCGTTGTGTCCAGCGGTCAAATGCCGCTCCCTGCCCGGCAGTGGGCAGGGGGCGTTTTTTTGACTTTGAGCAGGTATGAAAGGTTTTGAGATGAGAAAAATGACATGGGAAGAAATCGAGAAGGATTGGTCCAGGCTGCAAAAACGACACCGAATGGAGATTGCACAAGCAGTCGCTCGGTATTGCATCTGCCGCAAGATGGAAGAGGTTGCTGACCGTTTAGGGTTTACTCTCAAATGGGTAAATCAACAACTGGATTTTGCCGGAGTCGCTGCAGCAACGGATGACCCGACACGTGTCGGGTCATGGGTGGCACCAGATTCAAGCGAAGTCGGGAGCAGCGCCAAATTGCGACCAGCGGTTAACCGGGTAGTGTCTGAATTTGCACCGTCTGTTACGGTGCGATATGAAGGTCGCGACAAGTCCAGGGTTGCCAACATTGAAGGCGATGATGCCGAAGCCTTTGAGCCATACCTCCAACATTACATTGACCTAAATCACGAACCAGCGGCAGCGACTCGGCTTGCGAAGGCAGAGTGGGCAGCGGAAGCAGCGATTGAAGCTGGCGTGATCAAAGAGTCCGTCACCAAACAGAACGAGAAGCTCAACCAGATTCTGTTTCCGGATGAGCAGCGAAGTTCATTCGCAATCGATCTGGAAATGCACATGGCTCGCGTAAAGTCAGCAGCGAAGTTTTTGGACAACGCGAAGATGAACAGTCTTCGCGCGAAGTCAACGTGCGAGAAGGTCGCGTTGGCCGACAAAGCCTGGCAGGAGCAAATGGAGCGACTGCAGGCATTTCACCCAACCTTCACAGGAGAATGACATGGCGTCAATGCGTCGTGTTCGAAAGAACTTCCGAGATGGAGTTCTCCAGTCTGTCAGCACTGGCGATGGCAGCATCGAATCGCTGATGACCCTGGCCGGACAACATTTCGGTCACCAGGTTGGTTATGAGTTGCTGATCAAGTCGTTTCTCGGAACGGAAGTCAGCAACGCGGTTTCCTATCTTCGATCAGAAGAACTGATTGAAACTGTAGGAAAACAATGGAAGACGGTCAGCACACTTGAGAGTAGTGACATCGGCATCATTGCTCTGCGCCGACTGAAACGAGTACGAGGTGAGTTGAAGTCTGCTATCAGGCTGTCGCATGCTCATGGTCGTACTGAAGAAGCTGTAGCGTCTGCACGGATGCTGGAGATTATTGAATCCCAGATCATCAGTGAAGAAACTGTGGCGGAACCAGTCAGTTCTCCAAAAGTGTGAGACCTGTCGTTAAGTCGTGCCGGATGGGCTTTCTGTCCGGCACGACAACCCAATCGCCGTTCAACAACGAAAGAGGATAAACGATGTGCGAACCAAACGAAATGATGACTCCGGAACAAACCTCCACCCTCATGGGCTGGACAAATGCGCATCATAAAGCCGTGATTGTCCTTGGTGCCTGCCTTAGTGTTCGGTTTGGGTGCGAAATCACAGGTGAACTCGAATATGCCGAAGATGACTTTGATGCGACTGCGACGTTTTACCTTTCCCCTGAAGCCTTCGAGGCAATCGACACCACGGTCCTTCGGGATTACATCCTGCAGTGCCAGGTGACCCCAGCTGGAGACAACTTTTTTGAGACCGTGCGCGTCACCTGGCACATGGGATGAGGTGAACATCAATGGAAGACTTCCCCAAGGATTATGGAAAGTTTGCCTTTGACGTCTGGGGGCATCCCGGTTCGAAGATTGAGGGATCGGATCTAAAACGGGACTACTGCCCCAAATGCGGCGAACCGATTCGGGTCGTTGACGCTGCGGTGATGAACATTTGCCTGGACTGTCAGCCAACTGGCAGTCCAGGCAAGTCCGCAGGACGCTCAACATATGAAACCGCGATTGGATATCACGGTGGACAATTCAACGCAGGAGAATGGTAAACGATGCAACCTCGAACCTACCAAACCGAAGCAGTCGAAGAAACGTGGGACTATCTGATGCGGACCTCCGGCAGGCCACTTGTTGTCCTGCCAACCGGAGCTGGGAAGTCGTGGGTGATTGCCATGCTCTGCCAACGTGCGACCGAACTGGACGGTCGCGTGCTCGTGGTCGCGCACCGCAAAGAACTCCTGCAGCAGAACGCAGAGAAGATCTCTGCTCTGGCTGAAGAAGAAGTCGGCTACTATTCTGCCGGTCTCAAGTCGCGAGACACCGACCATCGGCTGATCGCTGCCGGGATCCAGTCCATCTTTCGTGATCCGGCGAAGATGGGAGTCAGGAACCTGATCATCGTCGATGAGGCGCACCTGATCAGCAATGACGTGCAGTCGCAGACGATGTATCAGCAACTGCTGGCTGCCTACCCGGAGGCACGGATCGTCGGGCTTACGGCGACACCGTACCGCACTGGAGAAGGTCCAATCGCCGGACCGGATCGCACGTTCACGAAAATCAGTTATGAGGCACGAGTCTCTGCCCTCACCGAAGCTGGATACCTGTCTCCCCTGACTCGAACTCCCACGTCCACTGTGGACATCAAACGGGTGGGAGTGCGAGGAGGAGAGTTCATTGCCGGTCAAATGGAGCGTGCCTTCAACGAAGATGGAGTCGTCGAAGCTGCCTGTGAAGAAGTCGCCAAACTCACTGCCGACCGCAGGTCGGTGCTGATCTTCTGCTGCGGCGTAAAGCACAGTTACCATGTGCAGGAGGTCATGGAAGAGCTGACCGGAGAAGAGGTCGGCTGCGTGACAGGCGACACAGGATCACTGGAGCGGTCTTCCATGCTGCATCGATTCGGCACGGGAGAACTGCGGTACATGGTCAACTGTGACGTCCTCACCACTGGATTCGATTCTCCCGGCATCGATGCCGTCTGCGTCCTGCGGAGCACGATGTCACCGGGGTTGTTTGTGCAGATGGTCGGTCGTGGATTCCGGATCCACGAAGGCAAACAGGACTGCCTGCTGCTGGACTTCGGAGGCAACCGTAAGAGGCATGGGGATCCCGACCGTGATGACTTCGGCTACATGGTCGAAGATCGAGATTCCGATGGACCTGCGGTCCCGGCAGCAAACACGCGAGGACGACTCTGCGTGAATTGTGAAGGTGACATCCCGCCGGACATGCGAATCTGTCCTCACTGTCATTTCGAACCGGAAGACAAGACTCGCCGTGAAGCAAATCACGAAGCGGAAGCCGATCTGGAAATGCTAGAGAGCTATATCACCTGGGAGGTGGAGGCGGTTGACTATGACAAACACATCAAGCGCGGTGCCGATGATACAGCGCCTCCCACGATGAGGGTGACGTACCACGTCCGTGAAACGGGCGCGGAAGGCAACCTCTCAATGCAGGTCTGCCGGGAGTGGATCTGCTTCGAGCACAAGGGGTTCGCGAAGAAGAAGGCGGCAACATGGTGGTACAGTCGGTCACAGCATCCGATGCCGGACACCGTCGATGAGTCGCTGGATATGATTCGACGACATGCCATCCGTGCGCCGTATCAGATCACGACAAAAAAAGAAGGCAAGTGGAGACGAGTGGAAGCAATTGAATTCAAGGATGAGTGCCCGGAAATCGTGGACCTGCAACCACCGGAAATGATTCCGGAAGGGGCAGGATGGAGTGATGACTATGTCCCGTTTTGAGGAGTGCGAGAATGACTGACGGAGAAATCACAGTGGACCAATTCTGGGGAATGATCGTCCATAAAAACGATCAGTACCTGCAGGCGGTGGTCGAGAGCATCGAGAAAGATGGCGTCGATACGTTTTGCGGAATGCTGGCAGACCATGTACTGCCGCATCTCGTGGAGGAGGATGAAGAAGTCAGCGTTGAAAGAGCGGTGTATGGGATGGCGCTGCTGGGTGCCGTGACTGCCATGATCGCGTGGAGAGAAAAAGAGGAGGGATGACGATGGACGAGCAATTACCAGCCGTGTTGAACCATCCATTTCTAACGTCTAAATTCACCGGGCCGCGAGGGTTGAGCCGACCACGCGAACACGCCCAGATTCGCGGCTCCGGTGCAATTTTTTGTTATCCAGCTATTACGAACAGGATGGAATCACGATCTATCACGGGGATTGCCGTGAGGTGTTGCCGCAATTGGAGTCGTTCGATCTGGTGTTGACCGATCCGCCGTATGGGCTGGGCGACAAGTTGACAAAAGGCGGGTCAGGTCATTCGTTCGATTCGCTACTTCATGGCGGGTCGGACAAGTGGGACGTTTTGATTTCAGAAGAGTTGATGAAACTCATTTTGTCTGCTGGGAAAACACAGATTATATGGGGCGGGAACTTTTACAGCATGCCACCGTGCGAGCAGCCGTTATGCTGGGACAAGTTGAGGCCGAATCAAAAGAACGTCAGCGAGTGGGAATATGCGTGGACTTCGATGGTAGGACGGGCGCGGCTGTTTGAATACTGTGCGAACGGCGGGTTCGTGGCGAAGCAGCCGCGACAGCACCCGACACAAAAGCCAGAAGCGTTGATGAAATGGTGCATCACGATCGCGAAGCCTGAACCGAAAACAATCATTGATCCGTTCATGGGCAGCGGAACCACGTTGCGTGCGGCTAAGGATTTGGGCCGTCGTGCCGTGGGAATCGAGATTGAAGAACGATATTGTGAGATAGCGGCAAACCGTCTGCGTCAGGGCGTGCTGCCGTTTGCTGGATAACGGCCGCGATCACCCGGCGGCGATGGGTGATCTTACCAACTGAAACCCGCACACCAATCGCCGCTCGGTGTGCATCGCATGGTTATCGGAATCATGGTCAAACGACTCGGAGGCTCAGAATATGGCGAGGGCATCGGCGACACGGTGTCCACCGTTGAAGATCCAAACAACCCGTCATTTGATGCGGCAACGCACAAGACGAGTACGGACGAGAAGATTCGATTTCTGTTGGAGGATCATACCATCCATTTGTTGAATGATTGGGAGCAGCAATTCCTGATGGATGTCTACGGCAAGGTGCCATTGAGCCAGAAGCAGCACATCAAAGTAGCTCGCATCTACCGGAAGCATACACAGCCAGCCAGTTCCCGATAACGTCTAAATTCACCGGGCGGCGACGGTGGACGTTGATTTCAGAACAGACCCGGATTAGCCGCTCCGGTGGAACACATTGTTATGCCTGGTCCGCGATACCAACACACAGCAGAAGAACTTCGGCACGTTGCAGACATTCTCGACGTGTTGAATGCAGGTGATAAGAATCAAATAGTTGCTGCCGCTGGGGGCACCATTGACATTTACTGGAGCGACAGCCTGATAGGCCGAATCGACCGTGATGACGAAACATGGGTGTATTTACCGGAAGCAAGGCGACCGCCACAAAGGTCGGGTGACATTACATGGGAGTCACAAGACCCTGACGCGATCATTCGCGTTGAGATCATCAACGCAGCAGCTTCTCTCAAGGTGTTTGCAGCCATTTCATCCGCTGAGGTGAAGGAAACCAGCAAGCCGCTACAGCGAACGCTGCATCGCTTCGGGGGAACAGTTTTGAGTATCGAAGGCAAAGTGGCACGGCTGTCGTTGACCGATGAGAGAAAACGCGAAGCGACGGCGTCGTGTGACGCTGATGATTTGCTATCCCAGGGAATCAACTCGGGTGATTCCTTCAATTGTTCGGTAGTCAAGGAAGGGCGAGCGTTCGCGCTTCAATTCGAACGTGCATCGCGCAAGAAACTGACGCCCGAGGCGATCTCCGAGATTCGTGCTGAGATCGCCAACGATCTGGCTGACTTTGATATTGGATACGAGGTTTGGATTCACAGTGACACGTTTGTTGATCCTCAAGAGGCGATAGACCATGCACGAAACATCAGCAAGGGGCATCCGTTGGATGCTATTCTGGCGTATTGCAATGCGTCAGACGATGTGCCACCAGAGATCCACGATGCGGCAGCAAAGATGCTCAACGTGGGATCACTGTGTCATGGTTCTTAGGAT